AATCTGAATTTGCTGAAAATGAATAAACTCTCGCTCTACCAATTGTTTCACCAGATGCTGCATTATTAGATGTTTTTCTATATGTTTGTAGATCGACATAGTTATTATTATTATTCAATCCAACAAATGGGCATCCACGAACGTTATTGACTTTTACTAGATTTCCCATTTCAAATGGGATTGAAGCGGATGTTACTGTTTCTAAATCTCTAGGTTTTTCTACATCTAAGATTGTTGTTCCTGGAAAATCAATATCATATCCTCTAACATAAGCTTTTCCTGGAGAAATTTTTACGCAAACTAAGTCATCAGATGGGGTATTATTTTGCTCTGTTTTTTGATCAGAATTATAAATTCCACCATTGGATAATCTATCATTTAAAGATTCTGCTAATTCAACGCCAAAAGCCCCAACTGAATAATCTCCAGATTCTTCAAAAGTTCTCTTTGCGAAATAATCTTTGATTATTGAATATGTTGATTTATCCTGCAGTTTTTTAATTTCACCATTATCAATTCTTACTAGTTCAATAAAATTCTTATCATCAAAATCTGTTAATACTTTTTTTGCTAAAACAGTTGAAATTTTTAATCTATCTGCTCCAGGAGCAGCATAGTTGGAAAATCCGCGAGCATTATCATAAAGGGAAGAATCATCGCCAGAAGAAATTAATTCTTCAGAAATATTAAATCCAACTCTATATGAAGATGAGTTTGAGTATGGATCTAATATAATAGTGTCTTTTTGTACTTGTACAAAAGTTCCTCTAATAAAATAAACACCCTCACTAACATGAACTGCTGAGGATACTGAAGTTGCACTACTATCTACGCAAGAAGCAAAACTATCGCCAACCTGGAGAGTTGTATTGCCATATGTTATAGATTCTTGAAGAATTAGAGTTTCCCCATCATTAAATGGTGCTGGTTCTAAATCTATATTTGCGTTTATATATTTTACATATATTGTAGGATATTCAATATCTAAATCTGGTGGAAGTAGAATCTTTTGTACAGATGCAGTTACTCCAGATTCAGCACCTGTGATTTTTTTACCAACAATACTATTCAAATAAATTGAAATATCAATTCCAAAATGTTGTGGGTTTAATTTGACTGCATTGTAAAGTCTATCATATGTGACTCCACCAGGAATCACCATTGATCCATCTTTGAAAATATGACTACCAAAAGATTCAATTTGATTCTGTAGAATAGACTGTAGAGTCGTTAATTCTCTAGCTTGTACAGGATATCCTGGTTTAAATAAGACACGATAAAAATTATCATTCTTATCAAAATCATCATAATATGGATTGATATTTAAATTAGTTTTTTGTGGCATCTTTAAAATTCCAGGATAATTTTAACGTCTTCTTTTTGTCTAGAATTTCTTGAAACAAGAGGTCTATTATCTAAGTAAATAATATCCCCTGTTCCTTTATTTATCTCAGATGCTGCAAGACCATTTGTAAATTGTATTCCAAGATTTATATTTTTATTTCCAGTTGGATTTGTAGTGATTCCAGTATATCCAGTATCAACAGAACCAGAGAACCCATCAGTAGTGGTTATTGTTCCTCCAGATGATGAGAATTCGTATCTTCTACCTAAGCTACTAACTCCAACATAATCCTGCTGATCATAAGTTGATGGGTGGTAGAATAAAGATCTATCTGTAAAGTATTTGATTACTTTAGTCTCTTCATCATATGAAGCAACATAACCAACCGCAGTAACATTATTACCATCAACAACTACACTTTGGGATATTTCTTTTCCAATCGTTAAATAATTTTCACCACTGATAGTACCATCATTTCTCAACTTAATCGCATTTGTTGCAGAAAATTGACTTTCATCATAAACATTAGTTGAATTGACTCTTAATGGATTTTTTACAACTGAAACTTGGGCAAATGCAGTATCAGTTGGAAAATCTTTATTTGAATCATCAAATCTAGCATAAAGCAATACTCTATCAGTCCCTAATTCCTTATAGATATCATATCCATGACCTCTAGATGGTGGAATAATTGGAATTAGTTTTGCTGGGTTGCTGATATTACCTGCTGGTTGTAGAGGTCCCAAATCTACCATAGCATAAGTATAATTCTTTCCTCCAGCAGATACAACAGCAGAAGTTATTTTTCCACCACTATCTACTGAAATAACTGCTTTACCACCAGTTCCATCTCCAACTATATTTACTTCACCTGAACTATAATTTTGTCCAGGGTTATCGATATAGATTTTTTTAATTTGATTTTCATTAACAGTGGAATCACCGTTTTCTCTGACAGATTGGATTTGGGAATCTGTACTGGTGCTCCAATTTGAAGGAACAGAAATATATTCTGTAGAATCAAATTTTATAATATCACTTGGGGATACAGTAAATAAGTATTTCCAGGTATATCCATCACCACTATTTCCAGCTACTGATGGTTCTAAATCAGTAAAAAGTGGTTCATCTTGAGATGCATTTCCAGTTGTATTGATTCCACTCGATCCATTATCAATGCAAATATAGACTCTATAATCACTATTCATTACATAATAATTTGCATCGTATAAACGACTTGATGAAGTTACTGGAGATAGGTTTGTTGTGCTATAATCATGTCTGTAGATTTCATATCTGCTTCCTCTAGTCCAATCAATTCTCCTTACCAATCTCCTAACATTTGAAGAAGTAACTTTTTTCCCAAAGAGAGAAGTATCTTGAACATGGGACAAATAACTAAAATTATCTGTTGGGGTTTCTACATTATCATTCCAGTTAGTCACTCTACCAAAACCGACTTGCGTTGGGTTTGGCAGTCCAACAACAATGTAATAGGAATTATTGGTACTATCTACCGATTCAACAAAATTGTTTGCATTTAATATTCTAAATTGATCAGTTATAATTGCCGACATTTTTAAACGGTTTTCTTTCTATTTATTAAGGTTAATCTGGTAGAATTTTTCTAATAGATCCATTATCTCTCAATCCATACCCTCTTCTTTGAATTGTTGGGAACGTTGATAGTCCAGAATTAATTGTTCTTCCAGATACACCAATAGATATTGGATTACTTGCTCTGGATAGAGAAGATAATCTACCCCATGAATAATATCCATTAGGATTATAAATTGATGTTCCTAATGTTTGGATTCCAGTTGTCACTGTATTAGATCTGATATTACAAACAATTTCATTCAATGCTGGTAAAGCACTTACTCTGTAAATGTTATCAACGTATTGAGTTCCTACACCAATAACATCACTATTATTTGAATAAATTGATGTAACTCCACTACCAACATTTGTACCAGATACAAATATATGATATCCAACTTGAAGATCAGTATATGCATTAACAAAGAACTTGAGTGCAAGGGCAGTTCCAATTCCAGCGGTAGTTGTAATTCCAGTTATGATTCCAGAGAAACCTTGAACTATAGAAATATCTTTTACTAGTTCTGAAATTACTTTTGGTTGTTCAACGAGAATTTGTGGTGGATTCGTGCTTGTATAACCAAATCCAGGTTTTACCAAAGTTACTGAAGACACAGAACCATTTACAATTGTTGCAGTAGCACTTGCAATTGAAGTAGAATTTTGTGGTCCAGCAGTTGTGCCAACACCAACTGAAGATCTCTTAGGAGCTGAAAACTTAACAGAAACTGTTGCAGTTGTGTATCCAAATCCCGCATTGGTTATCGTTAATCCAGATACAGTACCAGCGACTGATACTGTTGCAGAAATTGCAGCAGCAACTGGAGACTTATCTTCAATTATTAATGCATCAAATGATGGAATGTTAATACTGGATTCATCCTCTTCATAATTAAAGAATCTAGCGTTATCGACAAATATTTCATTATCTCCAGATTGAATTGTTTTAATAACTCTTGCTGTTGGATAAATTTGACCCTCTAAAGAATCCCTATCTTTATAAACAATATCACCATTAATAATTAAGTCTCTTTTCTGCTTAGACCAATCTATAGAGCGATAATTAAATTCATCAATTCCAATATTTTGATAAAGATCTGTCTCTAGTGTATCTGAAGTTGGGATATCATAAACAGTTCTTTGAGAAATTTGAGACAATGACGTTGAAATTCCATTTGCCCTATTAACAAATACTGAATCTCCAATTTTTATCGTCTCTAAAATATCAGTCTGTTCGCTATCAACACCTCTAGTTCCATTATAGAAGAATATGGAAATATTATCTTCAACTTTAGGTGCTGAAATAAACTGAATTGAAGAACCACCATCAAATATATAAGCAGATTTTGGTTCTTGTAATACACCATTTAAGAATACTAGTAAGACAGCATCTAAATCTATGAGTGCGGAATCATTATTTTTCTCATCTTTTTCAAAACTCACTAGCTCGGAATTGTATCTGAGTGGGAATACGGAGCGAGTTCCATTTTGAAGTGGTTTAATTGAATCAATAAAGTCTAATTGTCCAAATTGCCATGATGCAAATTTATCATAATAAACATCAAGGACTGTTAATTGAAAATCTGCTACTGGAGAAACCAAACCTTTCGCGGTAACTAGACCAACTGGTTTAAATACATCTCCAATTTCAAATGCATATCCAGGTCTATTAATAATGAATTTGGAAACTTCAAATAGTGATCCTGGCGCGATAGTTCTTGAACCAGGTATTGTTCCTAGACCGACAGCATATGTTACAATACCAACAAATGTTGTGATTGCTGAGGCAACATCAGCACAATCTCCAGGGTTATATACTCCAGGTAATCCAGAAATATCACCTTCAATAGTATAATCAAAGACTTGAGTTTCACTAGAGTACCCACCAATGGTTATAGACTCATTTCTCATGGCTTGAATTGCCATATCTCTTGCTTGTTGGAATGCATAGATTGATTCTGCTTCCTCTCCAGCAAGGTACGCATTGTCGATATAAATCTTACCAGCATCATATACTGAGTCATTACCACCATATTGGAGATTGTATGTAATACACTCTAAAACATCAACAATATCATCAATACAATTTTGATTTCCACCTGGAACTGTAAATGCTGGGAATGCCGCTAACATTCTACCTACAGCAACTTCACCAATTAACGTCTTATTTGCAAGAATCAATCTTGCAGCATCTGCATTTCTTCCAGAAGTTATTGGATTTGAATTTGGACCGACTTCTAAAGAAATTAATGCATTTAGTCCAGTAGTGGTAGTAGATCCAATTCCTAATCTAGAAACCCCAGTGATTTGTAGATTTTCATAAGTTGGTTCGGAAACTAAAATATCAGGATTTGCTGTATATCCATTTCCACCAACAATAACAGTAAATGATAGACTTCCACCAGCTCCAACATTGGCTCTAATTGAAGCTGCTACTCCAGTATGTCCAGGTTGATAAACACTAACACCAATTGCTGTAAGTCCATTATATCCAGATCCAAGAATATCTGTACTACCCAATCCAACAGATACAATCGAACCACCTGCACCAACCACAGCAGTCACAGAAGCACCAACAAGGGGTGCAAAACCTAATCCATTTGTTGATCCAAGAGAAACAATCAAACCGCCTCTTGGGAATTGATTTTGATTTACATCAGAAATAGATGTAACTTTTGTTCCATCAGTAGATGTAATACCAGTAAATGTTATACTGGATATTCCAGCACTTTCTCCATAGAAGAAATTATTCCCCGCATTATTTACAGTTGTTGGTGTCTGGAATAATCCATTGATTAAAACTAATCCACTTCCAGTCTCAATACCACTAGTATTGACGCCAGCAATGGTAAGTCTAAAAGTCTGTCCAATACCAGTGAAGTCTTGGGAAATATCATCATATATTAAATTATTTTCATAATTTTGTCTTAAGAAAACTCTACCGTTAAATTTAGAAAATGGTCTTGGAAGTCCGCTATCATCTAAAGTTACTAATCCACTTCCTTTTGGTGGATCTGTAAAGAATACTTTATTTCCAACAATGTTATAAGAACCTTTATAAACTCTAGCTGTTGAAGCATCCATATGACTGGTAGCTACTGTACCAACAAATCCCCTTTCAACATTGACTAATTTAATCGTGCCCGTAGATATTGGACCAGTGCTGGTAGTTCCTAGTCCAACTCCAGCGACTTTCATATACTCATCTTCAACTCTAATAATATCACCAGTCACAATTGAAGAAATTCCACTGATTGAGAAAACAGTTGCTCCTGTTCCAATGAAACCACCATTACCATCAACTGTATATACTATTGGGGTCCAAGCGAGTGGAGACTGAATGACATCATCAACTGCAATTATGGTTTTTTCATTTTTCTTAACCATCTCAAATATATGTGCATTTCCACTACCTAAAGTCGTGAAAGTTACAGAAATTCCAGCGGTTGCATATTCTGGTCTTGTTGCAATTCTAAATTCGGTGTTATTATCTTTAATAGCCCACACTCTATATGGAAGTCTGTTTGTCACTACTCCAACAGAATCTGCAGTTAAACCAATGCCAACAGGCGCAGAAGAAACTCCAGCAATAGTAGAACCAGGTTTATAAATTAAAGCTTCTCCAGTACTAAAGAAGTGATTTGGAATTGTGAATTTACCTGTTGCTGGGTTTAAAATTGAACTATCTTGAGGATTAAATTCTTTTGTAAAAATTGGAGTGTTATTATACTCTAGTTCAAATTCCGTTTTATTGATTCTCTTACTATTAAATGAATCAAATAATCCTATTCCGATACTTTGTGTTCTATTAAATCCATAGGTTATTTCTGGGTAAGAATTTTCTAAATCTAAATCGGTATAAATTATTTCATTATATGACTTAATAGTAACTATACCAGTTACTGATGCATCTGGGAAAAATCTTACTCGAACATTGCCAGATGAAATATCTGCACCAAAAGTACCAATACCCGTGGTACTTCCAACCGATAAGAAAGGATACTGTGTAGAAAATACATCGGTTCCATCGGCATTGATTGTTAGTATCTGATGTAGTGCATATGTTGAACCATAGCTAACACTAACTAAAGATTTGATTGATGTAATCTCTGAGGATGTGCATGTTAGGATAGTTGTAACACCAGTACCAACAACATAATTGGATTGGTATTTTGCACTTCTCTCCGTACCTTCTGGTTGGAAATCATTTATAAATCTAATTGTTCCAATTCCAGCAGATGTTGAACCAAATCCAACTGCATTAGTTAATACTCTAACTTGAGACGTAGTTGGATTTGTATATTTTAATGTTAATGTCCCACCCACTAAAGAAGCATCAAATTCTCCAAAATCATTAAAAGATATTCCTTCAGAAGAATTAGAATCAAAGTAATAATCTGCTAGATAAGTATTTGTTCCATCATGACTCAAATAAACTTCCACAAAATTCATTGTATTATCATTCAAGTTAGAAATATGGAACATTGAATGGACAGCATCATATTGATTAGCTGGATATTCAAAAATAGTTGCAGTAGAACCAGCAGAAACTAAAGTATTTGTAGATAGGTTTTTAACCAGACCAATAGAAGTTGATGCAACTCCAACAACATTTGGATTTAAAACTTCCTTAATAAATTTTATGTCATAATCAGTATCATATGGATCATTTGGTGTAAATCTCAGGGAAAGAACATCAAATGTATCAATATTTCCAGTTACATCAGCAAATTCCTCTTCTTTCCATATAGTAGTTAATGCATCAGTTTCGAATCCAGGAGAGAATGTTATACCAAGTCCAGTATTTGAT